CGGCCAGCCGTGAACAACGCAGCCGCGACAACCACCCAACAAACCACAAACCCGAAAGGATAAACCAATGAACACCACAACAACCCGCACCGGCCTAACCGACCTCGCCAACATAATCGGCGCAATCGCACTACACGCCAGCACAGACCAACAGCGATATTGCCTAACCGGCATATATATAACCGCCGAACACATACAAGCGACAGATAGCTACAGCTTGGCCCGATACACACCAGCAGAACCAATAACAACCGGCCAGCCAGCTCTCATAAACGCCCGAGAACTAACCACAGCACTAAACAACCTAACCAAAGCCGCCAAACAATATCGAACAGCGCAAGCCAGCTTGACGATCACCGGCGACAAATGGCAACTAACAGCCACAACCGAAGAAACCACAATCGGCACCTATAACGGCCAAACAATACCGGCAGAATTTCCAAACAGCCAACAACTATTCAACGACGCAAAACCCGCCGAAACACCATTCGAACCCACCGGAATAAACCCCGAATACCTCGAACGACTAACCAAAGCCAGCCGCAAAATATCCAAAACCGCCCCACTAATAATGGCCACATGGCAAACACCCAGCCGGCCAATCATCTACACAACCACAACCGAAACCGGCCAACTCGAACAACTACTAATGCCCCAACGAATAAACCAATAACCCCCAAGCGCAACCCCAGCGCACCAAAGCCCGCCGGACCCACCACGCCGGCGGGCTTTGCCACACCCGCAAACAACACCGGCCAACCGTCGACAACACCGACACACCATAGGCGACAACCGGCCCAAACTACCCGCAAACCTTGAACAACCTCGCAGCAACGCCAGCGCAGATCACTTGCCGGACCGGTACCCCGCAAAACCGGCCACCGATTACAGCCGGCTTAACGTTGAGCACCGATCCGCAAACATCGAGCGGCAAAACATCGCCACCAACAACACCGCACAGCTCGCAAGCCCCCACCCCGTATCCGGCCCTATGCCGAGCGCACCAGCGTCATAGGTATTTATAAGTGTGTGTTTCTGTGTGTGGTTTTGTGGTTACGGTGGGTGGTGGGCGGGAATGTTTGGGCTTAGAAAAAAACGGCAAAAAAAGAGGCGTTGTGCGTCGAGGGTGCTGGTCGTCGCTGCGAGCAAGCCCGCGTATGCGGGTGCGCTAGGTCAAACGTATGTGCGACAGTCGTAGCCTGTTGCCCCCCCACGCTTCACCCTGTTGGGTTGGTGGCCGTGGCTGTTTTAGCCGACACCTTGTTTGAACTTGTACGTTGTTCACGCTGCTCCTCTACATGACGTAGAGGTCTACCCCAGTTCCCTGGTGTTGATGCCCCGCACCTTGCAAGTGGTGTACAGCCATGAGGATTATTGTTTGTTTGCCGTCATCCCGACGGGTGTGGTGTTGAGTGTAGCAGACGGTTTTTTGTTTTGTCTACTGTTTGAAAAATGTTGGCGGGTAGGGAGTCCGGAACTTGCACCCCAATGACGTGCTGCTCGACGGTACCCGCCAACGGGTTGTAGTGTATCATGTTGTTATGGCTAGACGCAAACCTTCAAGCATTGTTTCTCCGTGGCTTGGTGCCAGTAAGAATATTATGGTCGCTGGTAAAACGTCTGTTAATAGTACGGGTTCTAGTGAAGCTCAGATTGATACTGGTGGCGGTGAACGAGACAAAGTTAATGAAACTTTGATGTTGGGTATTGCTGGTGCTGCTGGTGTGACCGCAGCGACTTTGGGTGCTAGGGCGGTAGCAACTGGTCGTGTTGTGAATCCTGTTGCTGCTGTACGTAATGCGGTGCGAAACGAAAAAGTTGTTGTTGTAGGTACTCGTGCAGGTAATTCTTCGATTGTTCCAACAGTTCCAAATGTGGTTAACGTCAATCAACAGGTGTACCCAAAATTGAAAGATACCCCTGTTCGATGGGGTTTTGATCCGGCACGAACTAGGTCGGCAAGAGAATTAACTGAAAGCGTTTCGGATTATTCAAACAGGTGGCTTACCACACCGAATATGGGTGTTGAAAGACTTCCTGATGGTAGCACTCGACCAAAGTTTGTTAGTGATAATGTTCCAGAAATTGTTGTTGGCAGGGTTCCTAAATCTTCTGTTAGTTATGAACCGGTGATGCCAAGTTGGCCACCTACAGATAAACAAATAGATGCTCTCTATAAAATTCGGCAAGGTAATTTGAGTGAGGTTAATAATCCAAGTTTTAGGTCTGGTGCTTTAGCGTCAACTGAACCAGCAAAAATAGTTAGTCGAGTTTCTCCAGTATCGAACTTAAAAACTAAACAGTTAAAACCGGTTGATGTTTTGGAAAGAGAACTTGTTAAAGCTATAAGACGCGCTGGCGGGAAAGTTCCTAAGAAACGCTGATGGCTAAACGCAAACCTAAAAACGTTAATCGGCCTACGGGTATTGTTGACGATGTTGTTGATGGGATTCGAGATATTGTGTCGCCGTGGCTTGGTGCGCCCCCCGCACAGAACAGGCAGGTTACACAAGCGCAGGGTTTGGCTCGTGCCGCTGCTGAAACTTTGGATCAGACGGTAACTGGTGGGATGATTAAAGCTGGTGTGCAAGGCAACAAGGCTTTGGTGAAACAGGCTGCGGTTAACGCGGCGGCTTTGGGTGCTGGTTATATTGCTGGGAAAGCGGCTGTTACTGCTGCTGGTGCCGCAGCCAAAACAGGTGTTATACCTGCAACAATTCGTTCTGTAATTGGCAGAGATGAAACTTATTTTGTTCATGGGTCGCCAACTAAAGGTATTAAAAAACTTGACCCTAAATATGAATTGCAAGAACAATATATTAACGCAGAACCATATTTTGCAGAACGTTGGCCTGGGGGGATAGACGAACGTTCCGTTCCTGCTATTTACGGCAACCCGTTAAAACAAAGCGGCGGCGGAAGACGATACGCAAACCAACTTGTTCCGATGCGTGAATTAAGAGAATCGGTATATGATTCCAAAGGTTACGCAGGCAAGTATGGTTCTTTGTATGTTGCTAAAGTTCCTAAAAACAAATTTTACGATCAATACACCGAAAATCCCGCTAAGGTGATTCGTGAAATTGATGTTACGAATTTATCAAATAAAGAAGCTTTGACAAAAACTTTGGATACATTAAAAAAACTTGGTTTTAAGCAACCTAAGAAGCGTTAATGGTTGCTGGCCGTTCGGGGCGGCGACAAGTACCGCCACAAGACGTGGCACGATACTGGCAGGCACGAGCCTCAGGAATGTCCATCAAAGATGCCGCGAAGATTTCGGGTATTCATTACAACACGGCACAAAAATGGGATGCTAAACGCCGTGTAGCGCAAGCCGACATGGAGTTGGCTCGCATCGAAAAAGGCAAGGTACGCAAAAATGAGGGCGGTGTGCAAGCCGATCAATGGAAACAGGTTATGGATGTCGCCGATCTGCCACCAGTTATTCCGTATGACAGGTTGTGTCCTGAGGCGCAAAGATCGTTAGAGGATTTCGATTATTTTCGTAGAAGATATTTGGGTCGTGTACCTTCACCGTGGCAGGTTGATGCTGCGTACAAGATTGTTGCCTGGTTGGAGTCACCGGAAAAAGAGTTTGTTTGTTTGAACGTACCGCCAGGTGCAGGTAAGTCAACGTTGTTCCATGATGTTGCGGTGTGGATGATTGTTCGTAACCGCAAGATTCGTGTGTTGATCGGGTCGGTTACACAAACGTTGGCGAAGCAGTATTCGCGGCGTATTCGTGAAACTTTGGAACGGCCTTTCCCGTTGGAACCTGACGCTATTTTGGTGGAGAAAGGTTTGGCGTTGAACGCCGAAGCTTGTTTGTCTATAGATTTCGGGCGGTTCAAACCGCAGTCGTCGGGTGCTTTGTGGCGGGCAGAAGAATTTGTGGTTGAACAAGAATCATTGGGTGGCTTAGATAACAAAGAGCCGACAGTTTCGGCTTACGGTATTGACTCAGAGTTCATCGGTCATCGCGCCGACCTATGCCTGTTTGACGACGTGGCATCCTCAGAGAACTCTAAGGAGTCAGTTGCGCGAGACAAACTGTTGGAACGGTGGGATACGATGGCTGAAGCACGATGCGACCCAGGTGGCCTGCTGGCCGTGATAGGGCAACGTTTGGGTTCCGGTGATCTGTACGCACATTGTCTCGCTAAAATCACTTACGAAGATTTCGAAGATGACTACGACGGTTCCGATGTCACCGACAAGTCCACTCAGGTCGAGCCTGAAAAAAAATCCAAGTACCATCATCTCATCTACAAGGCATACTACGAGGAGTTGGACACCGGTAAAGATTCACGGAAAGTAACGGCACCAGCATGGCCTGACGGACCCCTGTTGGACCCATACCGTTTATCGTGGAAAGACTTATCATATATCCGCTATAGCACCCCACAAAAATTTGATGTCGTCTATCAGCAACAAGACCTAGCGGCAGGCACCTATCTGATCGAGAGGGTGTGGGCTACTG